CTTTTATCACCCCATGGCAGCCCCCACTCCTTTTGGAAGTGGACCCTGGTGATCCCGCTAGTGCGCGGTACGCGAGATTCTCACTCGCTTTGGAAGCTATCGGTCGCTACCCTGTGGACACCACAATTGCACACTCTTTTCAGAAATTTCCCTTGCGGGTAGGCTCCGACCCATTTTGTGTTTTATATTGTTTTTGATTTTTCTTTCTTCAGTTTTCTATTGAGTAAATATGCGGACTGTGCAGTTTTCGATGTAGCCAAAATCGGTGGGTTTGTACTCCTCTTCCGATGGTCTATACTCGAGAACATGTTGGTCATAGAACGCTTCGATTTCACATTGAACATCAGGTAGGATACCAAATGCTAACCAAAAGCTGTAACGGGTGTCGTCAGTTATCACCTCATCCCCAGCCGTCATTCCACGTGCCAAATAACTCATGCCAGTTACCCCCAGGTCACTGGCCTTCACTTCATCCGTCCCTCGCAGGAGGCAGTGGTAGAAGGCTTGAGCAATTGGAATGCCAGTCGTGAGCGCTAACCCACACTGGCCAATTGCCTTTCTCCACGACAGCCAGTGGTTTCTGGTAACCAGTGGCTGAAGGCTCACACAATCCTTCGATAGGCTGTTGGGCATGGATCGAACCATGATGTACCCAGCAGGGGTGTGTACGGGGGAACATTGGCAGAATTTAATCCGCTCAAAAATGTACACCACACCCTCGACTTCCATTTCAAAACCAAGGCGCAAGAACCAGGGCTTGATCGTTGCTTCGATCAGCGCCACATGTTCACGCTCAAGGATTAGGCAGCAATCATCTCCGTTGTTTGCTAACTCGAATTCCGTTATGCCAATTGACAACATGTAGGAGTGCATCATTGAGCACATCAACAAACAGTTGCCAAGGCCGGTATTCATGTCGCCGGACATGCGTACTCCCTTCACCTTGTACTTCACCTCGCCGTCCTCGCAACGCCCGTATGCAACATTGTCTATTTGCTGCTTAAGTAGATCAGCTAGAACTTTTCTGTCACACGGGGCGAAACACTTCAGGTACTGGCTGTGCTCCCACCGTAGCGCATCAGCGCTTACGTGCTGGTCGAACCGACTTGCATCCAGGGCGATCGCAACTGGATCTTTGAAGCGTCCCCACTTGCGTGAGAGCGCTTCGCCGACCTGGCGAGCGTTTTTCCCCTTCATGATCGTTTCAGATCCAAATATTCGTGCTATTGCTTTGACGAATATGGGCTCAACTTTCTTGATGAACGGTCCAACTCTTGCTCCGAACTTTGGGTGGCGCGGAGATATCACGCGCGGTACGGGGTTGGGTTTTGCAGAAACGTTGGTCTTCTCCTTCTTCGGAAAGGCGTTTACTACGCTATCGCTCGGCTTGGCGCCAGAGCTCTCTATCTGGTTAAATGCCCTCTCGTACACCCCCCGCTTGTAACTGTCGTAGGTTGCCAAGAATTCCTCCTTGGTATACGGAGCGACTACGGGAAGTGTCTTTGAGAGCAAGGTTGAGAAACCTTTTAGAGCTTCGCGAATCCGATTGGGTTCGGGTTGCGGACAGGGTACTAGCTCCCCTGCATCATTTTTGACGAAGAACACGCGTTCCAATATTGCGTGCACTAAGGTGTCAATGCCCCTCCCT